CCAGAATGTCTTGGCGTTTGCGGATTGGGAGTTTAGCTGCGCGGTGAAGTTCACCATGTACTTTCCGGCCACCGCAAATACGATTCGGCTAGTGTAAGTGCCGTCAACCGAGATGTTTTTGGAGTATGCGGTCGAGTCCCAAGTAATTTCATCTGGGGTTTCGACAACGCTGTGCGTGTGATCGGTCGTGTTGTAGAAAAGCGCATATCCGTAGCCCTGATCTGGCTCATTCGCGCCATAACCCAGCGGAACCCAGACACCATCTACAGACACCACGGGATGCTGGATGGAGCGATCCCACATCAATAGGCCATCGTCAGACGCGGTTTCGCGCCCGGTTTGCTGCATCAGTTTGGTTTGGATTCTCGACAGGTAATCGACCAGACGCTCGCCCCAAGGCTTCCAATCAGAACCTGTGACGGGAGGCGGGCGACTCTGAACGCTCATCGCTTCCCTCTAGGAGTCGCGTCAATACGCATTGTGCCAGTTCGCCAAGCGGCTAGTTTTGCGCCTTCAATACGCATCCGAATTTGGCGGCCAGTAAAGCGCACAGATGTTGGGTTTGCCATCTGATATGGGCCGTGCGTGTATTCCGTGTCATTCGGGTGGAATCGAGTCTTGAATGTCACCTCAACATCGCCCTGATTGGTTTCATCCGGAATCAGGCTGCTTACAGTCATAACCTGATCGCCATTCCCAAGACTGATCGGGCCGGTTTCTGCATAAATTGAGCGTCCGTCTGTGTTCAGGCCAACTTCATGCTCAAACAGGTTTCCAGAGGAGCAAGAGGCCAACGGGTAAGAGAACACGCCAGCGTCTACACCAGCAGTTCGACACAACTCACCAAGCATCCAGTAGTTTTCTTTATAGTTGTAGGAAACATACTTGCTGTTTTCATTGGATGCTTCGTCTGGGTAAAACCACCAGATTTCACCAAACTCAGAATTAACTAGCGCATAGATTTTTGAACGCTGAACAAAGTTGATGTCATCAAAAATAAAGTCAGCAACATCGCACGGCATCTTGGATACGGTAGAGCCGTTGAACATGAAGAACCCGTCGCTTCCCATCCAGAAAACGCCTTCATCTACTGCCGCTGCAGCATTTCTTGCGATAAGCCCACAATGGTTGCCGACACGTTCAAAGCCGTACACATACGGAGGGCCGACATAGTTAGCAATATGGGCATCAAGGTCCGTCAGGATGAATGCACGGCCCTGCACGCGGATTCCAGCCATGATCTTGCCGGAAGTCTGCAACTGAATGTCACCAGCTTCATTGGTCGCAGCGGGTGTCCATGTGGCGTTGTCTTCACGGTCGCACCACGCAATCTTTCGCGGGTTGCCTCCAGCGCCAAGCGCAAACAGGAAGCGTTCTTCTGTTACCAGTAGGCCGAGACAATCTTCAGGAGAATTTGCGATTTGTACAGCAACGCCAGAAGTGTTCAGATCCCATTCGTATAGCTTGCCATCAGCTACAGAACAGGCCACAAGGTATTCGCCCCAGTTATCAAGGCTCCAAGTGGTGGCCTCGCCATAACCTGTGTTATTTACACGCGGAGTGCCGTAGTAGCTGTCACCATAAAAGCCGCCGCCGTAACCAATAACAATTTCGGCATCCAGCGTTCCTGCCGTCAGGCCAGAAGGCGTAATGTCGTAAATAATGTTGGATTCGCTTACGGCATACAGCTTGTTATAAGTACCAGCGGCAATGTGAAGGTCGCTTGAGAAATCTTCCCAAGTCAGCATTGCCCTTGGGGCGGCATTAAAGGCAGTTGCAATACGAGTACGCCATCCGCCAATCGGGCGCAACGATCCATCACGCCAACGGACAAGATTTGTTTCTCGCCAACGATTGGACTGCTGATATTCCGTACCGTTTCGATAGACGCCGGGCGGGAGAGCGAGTGGGATTAGGGACATATCGTTTCCCTTTTAGAAGCCGATGTAGAAATAGCCGAGGAACCTTTGAGTATTTGTTGAGTTAGCCCAATACAAATCAAAATCAGAATATGTTGTGTTTGCGCTTCCGCTGAACACATACGGAATAATAATCGTTGTATCAGATCCTCGGCTGTCATATTCCATTGTGCTGCCTGTCGCAGAGGCAACAGAAGAATTTGCCTTTCTAAGCTGTAGAGTTGATGTCCCGAAGTTTGCGTATGTTGCGTATCTGTTGCCAAACCCAACAATCAATGCCTTTCCGCTTGCTCCTGTGGTTATGCTGAAATCTGATCCACTTGATACAGAAAGCGAAGCGCCAGCCGTGACAGAAACCTTGCCATCAACATAAGCTTTAATACTTTGCTGTGTGGCAAGAGCCGTTGCGCTATTGCTGGCCATGTTGTCTTGGTCAAGAATCGCTGTAATCCCATCAAGAAGATTCAATTCTGACGCAGTGGCGGTAAGGCCAAAGTTCAACAAAGCCGCTGCTGCACTTGCAGCCCCAGTCCCACCATTGGTTACGGCAAGTTCTTCGCCTGACCAGTTGGCGTTATTAACCGTCGCGGTTGATGCAGAAGTGATTCGGCCCTGCTGGTCAACGGTAACATTTGCAGGAGCATAAGTTCCCGGAGTCACTGCTGTGTCTGCAAGGGTAACGGTGCGATTTGCAGACAAATCACCGCCGCCAGTAAGGCCGGTTCCGGCGCTGATCGTGGTCGCTTTTTCGGCCTTGGTATCCTCAAGATCCTTCAGATCCGCATCAACATCGTCCCAGTTGCCGTTTAGTTTTGTACCCCATGAATCCTGAGATGCGCCGACCTCTGGTTTCGTGAAGCCATAATTTGTGGTCGTAGTGTCTGCCATTTCAATCCCCTTTTAGGCGGCCAATTTCGTCCAAGTTTCACCGCCCTGCGGTATGTCTGTCCATGTGCTGGACGCCTCTGCAATAGTTTCCCATTTCTCGCGGCCAATAACCACGACAGCGGATGTGATTGATACTGCTGCGCCAGAGCGTAATACATAACCGGCTGCTGCGGATATAGACGATGCGCCTGCCGATGTTGCGCTTGGATTAAATGTTGCAACCGCATTTGCTGAAATTGTTGATTCAGCAGACACAGACGCAGCATGGTCAAAAACACGAACGCCAATAGCTGCTGTACTAGATTCCGCAGATACGGATGCGCTTGTGTTGGTTGTCTTTGCAGCAACCGCTGTAAATGTTGCTGCTGCTGATAGCGATACATCCACAGTAATTGAAAACACAGCATTTGCAACTGTGCTTGCTGCTGCTGATACCGCTGCAGAGCCTTCTGGAACGCGCACAACCACAGAAGTAAACACAGACGCAGAAGATGAAGTTGCGCTACTTTCGCGCACTCTTGCGCCGTTTGCGGTCGTATCAACGGTTGTGGTGGATGTGCCATTGACCAGCGCGGAACCTTCCGGAACCCGGCGAGCAGATGCCGTAACAGCAGAAACGACAGATACTGTCGCTGTTGCAGATTTAATTGTTCCTGAAAGCCCTGTGCTTACAGTCGCAGAGGCAGAGACCGTGGCCTCGCCAAGATGGATGGCAGAGCCTAAGTCGCTGTATGTCGCTGCGGATAATGGAGCAAGGCCGAGCATCGGTTAGCCCGCCTGCGCTTCCAGTTCTTCGACGCGATCTGTCAATTCCTTAATCGCTTCAATCAACAGGGCATGAATCTGGTCGTATTGAACGACTTTGTACTGATCGTCCTTGCTGCCAGTCTTGAGTTCAAGGTGAGTCTCAGAAACCGCCTGCGGAAGTACAGCCTCAAGTTCTTGCGCAATTACGCCAGCAGAACGCTTGTTTTCGTAGGTGTATGTGAATTCAACCCCGCGCAACTTGTTGACCTTTTCAAGAGCGTTTTCAACAACGCTCACATCTTTCTTGAGTCTGGCGTCTGAAATTGAGGTTGAGTATGCAATTACATTGCCATCGGCGTGAAAATCACCATTGTTGTACAGGCGCGCATCGGTATTGCCATCCAAAACAAAGTTGATCTGGGTTGTCTCTACGCCAATATAGTCATTGGTGTCGCGCCCGATGTAGAACACGTCGCCACGCAAATCGGACTCAACGCTAAAAGTAGTTCCTGTCAGATCAAGACCAGCGCCAGCCGAATAGGTCGTGTTGGTATCGGGCGGGGTTTCCCAAGTGAAGGTGCCGTCACCATCAGAACGCAGGTACTGAGCAGTCGTACCGTTGCCGGTGACATTCAATTCCGCAGCGCCCACCGAGTTGTCGGTGATGGTTGCAGCATTGACGCTTGAAAGCGTAGCCAAAGCGCCAAGGCCAGTAAGTGTGCTGGTGCTATGGCTGTGGCTGTCATCCGCCACAGTCACGGCAATCGAAGTTGTGCCGGAACCGGAAGCATCCCCGGACAGGGTAATGGTCTGATTGCCGGTGATGTAGCCAGCGCCGTTAGTTAGCTGGTTGTTGTTGGTCGGAATGTCGTCAAAGAACGCAGCCTTGCCAGCCGGATAGGTAGCAAAAACATTCTTGGAGCCAGCCGCCAAAGATACGGCAGACCCGCTATTGCTGGACGCCAGAATCGTGTCGCGTGACAGCGCAGTTCCGGATGCCGTGTATGTGCCGAGTCCAACTTCCCAATCGCCGGTCGCAGAGTCCGTGATGGCGTAGTAAGTGGTGTTTGCGTCTCCAATCGCAGCAAAAGACTGAAAACCATTAGCCGCGCCGGCAAGCGTGAGCGTACCAGTCCCGGTCGTAGTGGTTGTCTCCTTGACGCGATCCTTAATTACTAGCGCCATGATCGGCCCCTCGCGTCAAAGATTAGTTCAGCGTGATGTCGAGATCACCTGCCGGTACACGGAAAACATCGCCAGATTCGATGGTCTTGCTGCTGGACAGAGTGGCATATGCCATCAGGTTGCCCGCAGAAGAAGCATCGTAAATGCCTACATGAGTAACCGTACCCCAGTTGGAGCCAGCGGTGTCGAATTCGACTGCTGCGGTGTTGCTAGTGGTGTCTCCGGAAGTGGTGAAAGCTACGCTCTTGCGAACATATGCAGTGCCGGAAACTTCGGTTACAGAGCCGGTTTCGCCACTAGAAACTGCAGTGAACAGCGCCAGATACAAAGTACCCGGAGCGGTGTAGGCAGTACCGCCAAATACATGGTCAAGAATCTTTGTTTCAAGATAGTTGGAAAAACTCATCCCAATCCCCTTACTTTGAGTGTCAGGCCGGAGCCAGAGTAACGCGCCTTTTCGGACGCTTCATTTAATCTGGCCACCGACGCAGAATACATCTGCGCCCAGACGGCCACGCGAGCATCTTCCTGCAAATATGGTGATGAATGCAAGAGAGAGCCATACAGGTACGCATCTGGCGCATCTTCGAGCAGCCAGTTCGTGGAATTCGTCGCCAGATCCGGAATCTTGGCCACATACAGCAATTCGACATCGGTGTCCGCATTTGGGGTCGGATACAGTTCAAATTGGCTGTCTGCGTGGCAGTAATACGCCGGGGTTCCGCTTGTGTCGTTAGCGCCAGCACGCTTGTCCTGCATTGCAGCGCGTGAGATCAAATCCAGCGGGCTTGTTCCTGCGCCAGTCACATGGAAGCGAATGGTCTCCAGCCAATCTGCAGGAATCTGCATATATTGATCGCCAGCCGTCTGCTGACCGCTAGAGCGGGTCTCCATTTTCCAATGGCGAATGTCCCGGTTCATTTGGGCTTCCGCCAACTGGATAAAGGTCGGAATAACGCTCGTCAGGTCGTCGCGATTCAGGAAATCAGCAACAGCGGTCTGGAGGTTTGCGTAATTTGTAATTGCCATTTTCGGCCCTTGATTAAGTTCCTACCCGCAAATAATACATGGTTTTCATTTTGCCAGAAGTCCTCTGTACTCAGGCTCGAAAGTCATGTTTTTCAATTCCTTGGACGATTTTATAAGCGCCCTTTGTGCGTCGCGCATCATCTTTTGAGCGGCCTTCACTTCTTTTGGCGTTGACGCAGATTCCATTGCCTTGCGGGCTGCGTCTACCGCAGATATGGCATCAGACCGGCGCTGTACAGCGTCAAGGCGCTTAGATGCACGAATCAGGTTCTTGCCCTCCGTAGTCCGCTCAAGTTCCGCCGCAGAGACGCCAAGACGTTCATACGGGGTAGACATTTGCGGAGACGGCAAACTGAATCCTTCGGCAGAATACCCGCCTTCTCCAAGTATGTTGCGGTACGGATTCTGTTTCATCAGGTCGCCAAATGCCGGGGTCGTGTACAAGATCTCATCTGACAATACGCCGCTGCGCAGAACATCTTCCGCACTGCTTGGGCTGAGGCCAAGAAGGTTTTCTGGGACGCGCTGACCAGCACCAAGAACAGACTTTCTGACAGCTTCAGGCTGTGTAGCAAGATCCAGCAGGGTTTTGCCCAGCGTCCATGTGGTCTCTTGAATTTCGGCAGGCTTCCAGTCCAACAGATTTGCTGCGCGACGGGTCAGGATGTTCTGGGCCATGTAGCCCGGACCTTTCACCCCCAGCGGACCATATTCATCAACAAAGCGGGAGCCTCTTCCTTTTTTGGTTGCGCCACTGAATAGTTCTTGGTTGACGCCGGACAGCTTTGACATCCACGCATCGTTGGTCACTTCGTCAGAAACGCCGGCCAGATTGCGCATGAAGCTGTGGACTTTCGGACCAGACAGGCCAACGTCGCCCATCATGTCTCTTGCGTCTCTTGCGGTTAGGGCGCGGAATGAGTTGTTTTTCCATGCGTCCAGCACAGATTCAATTCCCTTATCGCCCTCAACGCTTTCGCCCATGATCTTAAGGATCTTTTCTTTGTCGGTCGGACGGCCAGCCTTAATCCAGTTGTTCCACGTTGATAGCGCGTTTTTCAGATTTGATTGCACGCTAGTTTGCGGGGACAGGGCAGCCAGAAGCGCGGTGAAACGCTCCGGATCATCTGGCGCAGATGGGTTGTCAAAAATATGACGAATTGCCTGTTCGCTGTCTGCATACCATCCACGCTTGACGCCGCCAGCCTTGGCGACAGCCGCATATTCAGACGGGCTTGGCAGGGTCTTTGACGTATCGACAATGCTTTGTGTCATCTTCCGCCACTGCGGATTTCCTTCGACCATCGAAAGTTCTTCCGGGGTCATATCGCGGGATAAGCTGCGAAATCCGGGGACCTCTGTTTTTGCTTTATTGACCCGGCTTGGGCTGCCAATTTTTGGAGAGGCGACGGATTCCATTGGGAAGTCCATCAGCCGATTGGGGAAATACCCTTGCTCGTGTATGGAATTGCCTTCAGTGGTCAATTCGGATGCGCGTACTTTCTTGGAGATTACTTTGTAGTCTCCCTTGAGCGGCCCTTCACCGTGCTGTTTTGCGTATTCCCGATTGATCGTTACCCAGTCGCCAGCGTTGAGTTCATTTACGTCTTTTGGAACGGCGCGATAAATCGTCACTTCTGCATTTGGATTGCCGCGCAAACGCTTGAGGATTGCAGCAGACGCCTTGTCCATTGCTATGCTTTCAGTGCCGCCTTGGCCGTAATAGTGCCAGCCTTTGTCTGAATACAAATCTTCTGGATAGATGGCCGACAAGTCGTCTAGCGTATTCCCTACTTCGGGGTCTGGTGGACGATGGCGCATGCCGTAATCCATGACGCCGGCTTCCATCGGGTTTTCGCGGGAATACCCCGGCAAATCCAGCAGAGACGGGCGCTGCTCACTCTCTGGCATGTCAAACCTTTCATACGCAGGAATGTCGCCACGCTCACGGCCCGTCAGCAAGCCGCTTTGCTGGGTCATTCTGGCTTCGGCTTCACCAAACGAACGCTGGTAATTGCCAAATGCTTTTCTTTTCAGTTCTTGGTCTTTTTGAATTGGGCGAATTATGCCCAAGGCTTCTTCCTTAGCCTGCTCGTTTTCTTTGTAAATTCGGTCCCAAGCATTCCAGTCATCTGATCCCTTCGGATATTCGGACCGCCAGTTTCTGGCGATTTCCATGCCTCGCTTGTAATCTTTTATCTCTTCTTTTGTTGCGGTCCTAAATTCCTTGAGTCGATTGATTTCAAGACCGTAATTAGCGCCAGAGCCAAGGCTGTCAGCGCCCTGAATGTAGTGCTGGATTTCGTGAAGCAGGACTTGGCGAAAGTTTTCTGCGCCGCCAGACGGCGTGCCAAAATAAATAGCGCCGCGCGGGTGTTCTTTGTTGATTACGAAATGGGCGCTGTTCGGCTGCATGCCGGAGTTGTACACAACGTCTACATTCTTGAGGCCGGGATAGGCTTCGTAGAGTTGCGGGTGATCCAGAAGCTTGGACAGCGGCCTCTTTGAGTGCGGCCCCAAAAAGTTGGCGTAATCCCAATCGTTTTGGATCTGCTTCCGCAAAAAGTCCCAGCGATCCTTGGACATGTTGCGGATGAACTCATCAACTTTGGCTGGATCTCTGGCAATAGCCGGGTCCATGCCTTCATTCTTCACCAGCCAATTGGCTTGGAACTGCGTCGGGTTGCCGCGACCAATGTTCAACAGCTTTGCTGGCTCATCATCAATCTCGCCGTAGCGCCACTTTCCATCAGGGAAACGCTGCATGCCGGTTTCACGGAAGATGTCGAGACGATCTGCGCCTTGCTCTTCCATGCGCTCTGCGGTTCTCAGACGCTGCTCAACAGCGCCTTGGCCCTCTCTGCGAATAGCGCCAGTAGGACCAATCATCATGCGCAATTCGCCCGGAGCAGGCGGCTGCAGCAAGCTTTCGACGGCAGTCTTGCCCTGACCTAGAACTTGTTTTGTGGTTTCAGCGATCTTGGGAATATTTGTGGCGATATTTTTTGCAACTCTGCCGCCTGTGCCGCCGATGGCGAGCGGATCGCCATACAAGGACATTCCAAACGCCAGATCCTGCGCAGTGGGCGACATTTCTGGAGCCGGAGCGCCGTAAATCTGGTCCATTGCCTGTCGTGCGGCATTGTACGAAGAAGTCGTCAGCGGGAAGTATTCGATCTGTCTTGCGAGATCCTCTTTGCCTGCTGCGCGTAGGCCAACATCAAACAAAGCTTTTGGCGGTGCTGTTACAACATCAGCGAGCAGGCCGGGGACGGACGCATAACCCGCAGGCACGGAACGCTTGTAGTCTTCGCCGGCTGCGATCAGGTCTTGTTCAGATACTTTGGTTGCGTCGATGCCGCCAAAAAATGGCATGGTCGGCGCTGAATAGAATTGCTGCTGCTGGCCATACCCTGCTTGGGCAGCCTGCTGTTGCGCTTCGAGCGCACGAATTCTGTCGATCTCTTCTTGGGAGTAACCGTCGAATTGGGTCCGCTGTTTCTGCGGGGCAAATGCGTTCAGTATTCCTTCCAAGATCATGTCATGCGATTCCTCTCAGCCCCCT